GATCTGTTTCAGGTGGCTGGATTGCATGATTTGGCTACCGATATGATAGAGCAAGGACAAAGAGCAGCAGTCAGGCATTGTTGGGAAATCGATGCCAGATTGAGTGCTGAGGAAAGGGGAGTACCTTATGAGCAAAAAGCAATCGCTATGCAATAACAATGATTTAGTCGGTAATAAATTTGGTCGTTTGATTGTTATTAGGCAATCAGACGAACATAAAAGTGGACATGTTTGTTGGGTATGTAAATGTATTTGTGGCAAATTGATTATAGCGACAAGTAGTGGTCTGAAGAGGGGTAATGTAAAGAGTTGTGGATATTTACGAACAGATTTAACGAGACAAAGATCGTATAAGCATGGCCATGGTGGTAGAAATAAACAATCTCCTACTTATGTGTCTTGGAGTAATATGGTTCGAAGATGTGTTGACCCTCACAATCATGCCTACCACAATTATGGAGGTCGAGGTATTGCCGTATGTCAAAGATGGAAGAAATTTGAACATTTTTTGGCTGATATGGGTGAAGCCCCGGTAGGATATCAAATTGATCGAATTAATAACAACGATGGTTACCACAAGAATAATTGTCGATGGGTAACTACTAAAATTAATAGCAGAAATAGACGGAATAATCATTTGATAACTTATAATGGTAAAACTAAATGTATTGTTGATTGGTCGGAGGAATGTGGTATTTCTCGTAGCACTTTGTGGGCTAGATTGTATTTGTATAATTGGTCTATACAGAAAGCATTGACTACTCCTGTAATTAGCAGAAGGAGGAAATAGTCTAATGAACAGAAAAGAAAAATCATTTTTACAAAAGAGATTAGCCGGGGTTTCTATGCCTATTACCCGCAGACGTATGAGGTGGGGTCGTAACTGGCCGTGTTTGTGCGGAAGTGGGAAAAAGTACAAAGTGTGTTGCCTCAACGAAATCGAAGCCATTACGGCATCTGACAGCAACGCCAATGTTACCAAGCTACCAGAGAATATTCAGGAGATGATTGACGCTCATCGTGAAGCGCAGAAGAACGGAGGGAAGAAAGACAATGAATAAGACAGCACTGATCACCGGGACAACGGGGCAAGATGGCAGTTATCTTGCTGAACTGCTACTGGACAAAGGCTATACAGTCCATGGGCTTATCCGACGATCTTCGGTTGACACCACAGAGCGTATCGCTCACTTTCAACATCATCCACATTTCGAATTGATAGAGGGTGATATCACCGACGCGGCATGTATGCATCGGCTGATTTCCGGTATCCAGCCGGATGAAGTGTATAACTTGGCTGCCATGAGCCATGTGGGCGTATCATTTGATCAGCCCATCACCACTTGCCAGATCGACGCGATGGGGCCTCTGTACATTCTGGAGGCTATTCGCCAGTCGTCTCCAAAAACCAAGTTCTATCAAGCGAGCACATCGGAGTTATTTGGCAACACTTCCATTGCGCCACAGAATGAAAATACGCCAATGGTACCTAATTCTCCATATGCAGTTGCTAAGCTTTATGCACATCAATTAACAGGTCTTTATCGTCGTGCATATGGCATTTTTGCGTGTGCTGGAATTCTATTTAATCATGAATCCCCTCGTCGTGGCGAAGCGTTCGTTACAAGGAAAATTACTCGATATGTTGCAATGCTTCGGAAATGGATGGATATTCATGGTGGTCCTCCAAAAATAGCTGTGGATTTTGCTCCACTTTTTATGGGTAATATCGAAGCAAAAAGAGATTGGTCTCATGCTGAAGATATGGTTCGCGGGATGTGGATGATGATGCAGCAAGACAAACCAGACGATTATGTACTTGGTTCTGGTGAAACTCATTCTGTTAAGGAATTTTTGGATATTGCTTTCAGAACAATTGGATTAGATTACCGAAATTATATTGTTATTGATCCAAAATTCTACCGACCAGTAGATGTGAATTTGCTTCTGGCTGATTCTACGAAAGCCAAGACCGTGCTCGGGTGGGAATTAACAATCGGTTTCGGTGAAATGATAGATTGTATGATACAAAGTGATTATGAGGTTTTGATAAAATGCCACGTTTAATTTTGCCTAATTATACTGTAATTCGTGACACTAGAGAACAAAAAGATTATGGGTGGATTTTTAGTGCGCATGTACCAGATCGGAGACCCCCGAGATGCGAGGGGACGATTGTGGATACGGTAGAGACTGGCGATTACAGCTTGGTTGGATATACCGACATTCTGGCTATTGAGCGTAAATTCGCTTTTTCAGAATTGTGGGGCAACTACAGTGCCAAGAGACGACCGCAATTCGAAGAAGAGATGGAGCGGATGTCCAACATTAAGCACGCTTACGTCATAATCGAATCATCTATGACACCAGACATCCTTGAATTGTCACCACCACAATTCTCCAAGGGTGTACCGGGCAAGTCGCTGGTCAGATGGTTGATGTATCTGTCAGTTAAGTATGGGGTGAACATCATACCGGCAGGACAGTGTGGTCGCAAGATGGCTCAGATGATTTTCGAAGAGGTAGTTAGGGTAGAGAAAGATCGTTGGGTTTACCAGGAACCAAAGAAGAAGTTAGGAGAGGATTGCCTTGGGTGCTAAAGTCACATTAGATGATCTGCTTCATGGAGATCAGGGAAGATACGGATACCTGTTTCCATATCGTGATCGTGTACCCAATGTGCGCAAACACATTTTTACCGATCTGAAGCAATCCAAAGACCCGCTTGACCAAGTTGTTGTAAGTCGGATGCTCGATATCAATTACATAGGCTGGACAGCAAAGGTTGTTCTGGGTCTCGATTTATTTCCCATTCAGATAGCTACCCTACAGATGATGTGGAATACTCCATTCCCGATGCTGATTGCGTGCCGTGGTGGTAGTAAATGTGTACGTGGGGACACACTTTGTAGAACGTCAGATGGTTTGATACGAATGGATGAAATTGTTGATCCACAATCTCCAGAAATGGAGCGGATTAGTGTTGATTGTGAAATGCATGGTGAAAATGGGTTAAATAAACCATCCTATGGATGGAATAATGGACACTCTAAGACGAAAGTTATTAAATTGCGGTCTGGGATAGAAATAGAAGTCACTGATAATCATCCTATCAGATGTGTTAATGAGGAAGGCAAGATAATATGGCGAAATGCTGAAGAAATTAGTCCAGGAGATTATATTCCTATCTGTAGGGATCAATATGATTTTGGGAACGATCCAACTACGTCTGAGGATTTGGGTTGGTGGCTTGGGGTCATGACAGGCGATGGGATGTTTACCCAGCGATCTTGTTTGCGCTTATCATCCACTAACCAATCTGTTGTAGATGAATTTATTCGAATTACGCAAAAAGAATTTGGTTACGAACCTAGGCCGCTTCTTAGACCAGGTCATTATAATATTTATAATGTTAAAATTTGGGATAATATCGATAATTTATATAATATTGGTGGTAAAGATTCATATACAAAAGAAGTTCCTAGATTAATAAGACAGAGTCCTCGCAAAGTAGTATCTGCTTTTATTAAGGGGCTGTTCGACGCAGATGGTTGTGTTTCAGAAAACCGCTCTAGAATATCTTACACTTCGTGTTCTGAATTATTAGCTAGGCAGGTTCAGCAAATTCTATTAGGTTTTGGGATAGTTTGTACATGCAGAGAAAGATACACAAAGTCTCAGAATGGGACAGAAGTAAAATCATACCAGTTAGTGATAGATGGCGAATATAATGTTGCTTTATATGCAAAATATATTGGATTTGTTCATAGTCGAAAATATAGTAGACTGCAAAATCGTATAATAAAATTTACTAACCCGAATAATGATTTGATTCCTAATATTCAATCAGTAATGGTCAGGTTGCGAGAAAAGTTTGTGCGAGATACTGGTGGACCGAACAAACGTGGTTACGGCCATAAAAATACATTTGTTTCATCACCATGTAGAATTTTGCAATATGTCCCATCCTACAATAAATTAGAAAAATTTCTTGATGTTACACAATGCATATGTGATGATGAAGATTGGCGATTTCTTAAGAAAATTTACGATAAACACTATTATTACGATTATGTTGAGAGTGTTGGGAGTTCCTGTTGTCAAACATTCGATGTCTACATACCGGATGACCATTCTTTTATCTCCAATGGATTGATTTCTCATAACAGTTTCATGCTGGCGGTTTATGCTGTACTCAGAGCCCTGCTAGACCCTGGAACTAAGATTGTGATTGTCGGTGCTGGCTTGAGACAAGCCCGCTTGGTGTTCAACTACATCGATACCATTTGGGGCAACGCACCCGTTCTTCGCAATATCGTCGGTGGAGGTAAAAAAGCAGGCCCAAGACAGAATGTAGACTTATGTTACTTCCGCGTGGGGGATAGTATAGTGTACGCGCTGCCGATGGGAGACGGAACGAAAATTCGTGGATTCAGAGCTAATGTAGTCATTGCGGATGAGTTTGCCTGTTTGGATAAAGATACTTTAGTAGAGACACAGAACGGTCTTGAGAGGATATCTGATATTACAGACATTAATACAAAGGTACTCAATAGATATGGAGAACTAGAATCTATTGGTTCTTTGATAAAAACACCGAAAACTGATGTGTATGAAGTCGTTACGAAATATGGGTATAGATTTAAGTGTTCAAATAAACACAAGGTACTTACTCAGAATGGGTGGAAACTTGGCAAGGATTTAACGATAGATGATTTTATTATTACAGAGAACAAATATACTTTCCCGACTGAATCGTATGATGATTTTATTACTAAAGATATGGCCTGGTTAATTGGCCTATTGATATCAGAAGGTGATGTTACGAATGAACATTGTGTTTCTATAAGAACTACAGATACCAGTCTTGTTGAGCGAATCAAAGATAGGTTTGATCATCTAAACCCAAAAGTATATATCAGAGAGCCGTATACAGATGGACGTGGATGGGACTGTAAGAAATCGTATGAAATTAAAATACATAATACGGAATTTAGGAAAAAATTATTCGATTTAGGAATAGGTTATTCCAATGTATATGAAAAGCGGATACCTAATTCTATTCTGAGATCACCGGTAGATATATCGACGGCATTTTTAAGCGGTCTGTTTTACGGCGATGGATCGTGTTTTTTGTGGAAAGATAGGTCTACGACCAAGCTTGGTGTTGCATATTATACAGTTTCTGATATTTTGGCACAGGATGTACAAACACTACTTTTGAAATTCGATATCATAATTGGTCGTAGGACTAGAAAAAGTCAACTGAGTCACAGAAAACAATGGATATTGCGCGCAAATGGTATACATGCGCATAGATTATCTGAATTGTTAGAAATTGATGATTGGAAAGAATTGGCAGATGTAGCACACACACATTCTAATAAAGATACATATGGAGTTACATTTGACAAAAGTCGCAATCAATGGAAAGCTGCTGTTTTATATTGTGGAAAAGTTCGATATCTAGGTAGATATGACACTAAAGATGAAGCAGTTTCTGCTGTAAAAGAATTTTTGGATAACAATAATACATGCCTGAAGGTAGAATCTGTTAGAAAGCTTGATTATCAGGATCATTTATATGATTTTCATTTGCCAAATACCCATAGTTTCTATGGTAATGGTTTTGTACAGCATAATTCTATCCCAGAAGATGTATTCGACGTTGTTGTCCGTGGTTTTGCAGCTACCGCCAAGACTCCTGTCGAAGAGGCCAAGAGGGCTGCCTTCGAAAAACAGTTGGCAAAACTTGATCTGCCAGCAGATATCAAGAAAAAGATCACCACAGATAATGGCAGGATGCATGGTAACCAAATAGTTTATTCTGGTACCGCATATTATGCTTTTAACCATTTTGCAAAGAAGTATGAGATGTGGAGAAAGATTATCAGAAGTAAGGGTGATCCAGATCAGGTAGCACAGATTTTTGGTGGAGAGAATTTGGTCCCAGAGGGATTCGATTATAGAGACTACGCGATCATCAGAATTCCTCACACACATCTGCCAGAGGGTTTATTGGATCAACGGCAGTTGGCTCATGCGAAAGCAACCCTGCCACGCAACATCTATCTCATGGAGTATGGTGCCGTTTTTGTTAAGGATTCAGACGGTTTCTACCCACGTAGTTTGATCGAAGGATGTACTGTTGGTCCAAACAAGCCTATCGAAACACCGGATGGACCTGTTACATTCACACCATTGATGAGGGCTCAATCCAAGCGCAAGTATGTTATGGGCGTCGATCCCGCCGCAGAAAGAGATAATCTGGCTATCACCATGATAGAAGTGTGGCCGAATCACTACCGCATTGTGTATTGTTGGGCTGTGAACAAGAAAGAATTCCTCAAGCGGAAAAAGCGTGGACTGATCACAGATGATGACTACTACGCCTATTGTTGTGCTAAGATTCGAGATGTGGTTAGATTGTTCAACCCGGTTCGAATTGAAATGGATAGCCAGGGTGGTGGCTACGCAATCGCCGAGATGCTTCGCAACAAGAAGCTGATGAACATAGCCGAGGACGATTTCCCTATCTATGAGGTTATCGACTTCAACGAGCCGAAGGATACTGACGGTGAGACAGACGGACGCCATATCCTTTATCTTGTCAAGCAGAGCACCGAATACAACCAGGATGCCAACGTTGTACTCCACAAGAGCCTGGAGACTCGCACGTTGCTGTTCCCAGCTTTCGATAGCGTGAAGATGTACGCCGCTATTGAGGCCGAGAAGGCTGCTGGCGTCATTTTCGACACCTATGAAGAGAATGTATTCAATCTGGAAGAATTAAAGAATGAACTTTGTACCATCCAGATGAGCGAAACTGCAACAGGTAAAGAGAGATTTGATACTCCCCAGGTGGTTCAGCCGGGGGCTGTTGAGGGGCGTACTCGCAAGGGGCGGCTGCGTAAAGACCGTTACACGGCTCTCCTGCTGTCACACAAGTATATCTACGACACAGATGTTGCGATGGGTGATGATATTGACTACGAGGATGTGCCTGGGAATATTGCGAAACGAGAGAAAGCTCCCAAAAATGAGGCTATGTATCGTGGGCCGGGCGTGGGTCGGATGAGAAATGCCCAGGATACTCGTCATGGTGGGGTTTTTAAGGCCATCAAAAAGGGTAGGCGAATTTAGGATAGATTGTGTATAATCAATCGGACCACGTTTGTACTGCAATGCGATTGATTCCGTAAAGGGGCAGAAATGACAAAAAGAAAACCCGGTACTCGCAAACCGAAGACCCCGACCAAAGGGCATTTGTACACCAAAGGGGCAAGAAGCATCACCGAGCACGTACTTCCAGAGACATGCCATATGATCCATGGACTTCCGCACCGTACTCTGGCTGCGGATGTCAATCTTCGCACAGGACACAATCGCCATGATTATGATACTCACCGTCCGAATGATAAACTGCCAGTAGAACATGCCGAAATTCTTACCGCTTGTCAAGCCATCTATCGCAAAGTTGGGATGGTTCGGAATATTATCGACCTGATGACCGATTTCGCAACAGAGGGGCTTGAACTGCAACATCCAACCAAAACCCAGGAGAGATTTTTCCGCGAGTGGGCCAGACGTGTCAATCTTCAGGGTCGGGCGCATGATTTTATGAAGCTTCTTATGCGAGACGCCAATGTGGTTGTTCGCCGTAAGAATGCCTTTATTACTAACCCTGCTATGAAAGAGATGACCAAGGGGGATGTGACTGGCCTCAATACGTTGGATGAGACGAAGGTAGCCGATCCTCCAGAGAAGATCAAGACAACCAAAAAGACAACCAACCGACGCGAAATCCCTTGGCGATATACATTCCTGTCTCCTGTCATGATCGAAAAGATCGGCGGTGAAGTAGGTCGCTTTTTCGGTTCTGATGCATTGGGGATGAGGATTCCGCACAACCTAGCTAATGCCATCAAGAGGCCGAAGACAGATGCCGAGAAGGCTTTCGTCGCCAAGCTCCCACCAGAGGTGGTCAAGGCAGCTAAGAAGAGTGGCACCCTGGTCGCATTGGATATGAACAAAATTTACGTTGATTATTACAAGAAGGACGACTGGGAGGACTGGGGCACTCCATTTCTGTATGGCGTTCTTGAAGATGTGATGTTCAAAGAGAAGATGCGCCTGGCAGACATGGCCGCGCTGGATGGTGTGATCAATGTTATTCGTCTGTGGAAGTTGGGCAAATCCGATCAGCAAATACTTCCAACGGCAGCAGCCGTAGACAAGTTGATCGATATCCTACAGCATAATACTGGCGGCGGGGTCATGGACCTTGTGTGGGATGACATGATCGATCTCCATGTAGAGTATCCGCCGACAGATAAGATTCTTGGCGCAGAAAAGTATGCTGGCGTTAATGCCGACATTGTTCGTGGCTTGGGTATCCCCGATTCGTTGGTCGGTGGGCAAGACCTTGGAACACGCAACGCACAGTCTGCCTTTGTCCAACTGAAAACCCTTGTGGAACGACTTGAATATGTTCGCAGTCGTGCTATCCGCTGGATGGAAGGCGAACTACGCCTCGTCGCTGACGCTATGGGTTTCAAGAGGATTCCGGCGATTAGCTTCGGTATCATGTCGTTGCGAGACGAAGCAGCAGAGAAGCAGTTGATGATCCAACTACTCGATCGTGGCATCATATCGTCCGAGAAGGCTACAGAAGTATTTGGTGTCAACTACATGATCGAGCTTGAGCGGATCAAGTCTGAGCAGAAGATTAGAGAGGAAAACCCAGGTGTGCTAGAGAAATCCAATCCGTACAACCGTCCGTTCTCGACCATGAAGAAGCAAAACGAATTGGCTATCCAGCTTGAAAAAGTAAAGTTGGGATACCGCTACGACACAAGATTCCCGGAACATCCTGGGAACACAGACGACAATGGCGGTGGGGATAATCCTAGCGGCGATCAGCCGAGCGACGAAGGCAACAATTCGCCAGGACGGCCACCGGCCACCAAGGATACAGCGCCGCGAGATGAACGAACTCCGAAAACACTATCTGTCCTCAATGTTGTGGCAGAG